AAACAAGAAAACTATCAGATAAACCGATAGAAAAAAGGCAACAGAAGATTCCTGATTAACTCAAAATGTACTCCATACATACTAAACACACAATCGACTTTATCGCCCCTAGTGATAAATTGGAGCCTCAGTACCCCAGTACATTTTTTGTCAACAATAATAATGCTAGACCTTCATTGACTGTTGAACAAAGTAATTATTCGTTGGATGAAATTCGCAAAATTGTCCATCATGGAATAATGCATGGAACTATCAAGGTCCAGCATGCCATCCGTTATCTATATTTGGTTGGTGCAAAAGTTACCGAGACCTTGGAATCTGATTGGGAATCCTTCAACATTAAAATCGGGAGTCGTGGAGAGTCCGTGGGAATCTTCTCAACTCTAAATGTCACAGAAGATCGCAGTGTGAAAATTGATGGATCAAGCAGTCCAGATGTGGATGAGAAGCAAGATTGTTGGATGGTATTGTACTTGCTTTTTGTGTATAGATATACCCGCGCCACTAATGCTACTTACCAAGCGCTTCTAATTGATAAGCTCAAGGTTCAAATTGCAGCTGTTTATACTGGAGACATAAATGTACCCTCTCCTAAAGCAACATTTAAATCTTGGTTGAATAATAAAAATTACCTCAAGATTGTTGCTGCATATGATATGTTTCTCTGCAAATTTCCTAATAATGAATATGCATATTGGAGATTTGGTACAATTGTATCTAGATTCAGAGATTGTGCATCTTTGTTATCTCTCAACCATATGAGAGAAACAGCTGGAATCCCAGGAAAGGATCTATTTGGCTGGATGTACATGCCTGTGCTAAGAGAAGAGTCTATCTCGATGATGAAACCGGGAGAAGAGCTAGATAAGTCAGACTCTTATGCACCATACATGATGGATTTCGGATTGACTCTTAAATCACCATATTCCGCTTCAGCTTGTCCATCAGTATACACATGGTGCCATTTTGTTTGCTCCTGGCTAGTTTCAGCTAGGTCTCGCAATGCTAGGATGATCTCTGATGCTGGAATTGCACAACTTAGGACTAATGCTGCCATTGTTGCTTATGTACATAGCAAGAATTATGACTTTGATCTACAATTCACTGATAATCCTGGAATAATTGATGGAACAATTAAAATCGATGGGAGTGGTGGTGATGATGATAGTGATGATGATACAGGATCTACAACCGGAACTATCATTAGACCTGATGAGTTACCGACAACCAGGAATAATGTTGAGTGGGTGCAGTACTTAAAGTCTCAGAATAATCAATTGCCTTACAAGATCGAGCAGTTCATCAAAGAAGAGTCACAAAAGATGACCAACATGAGAGCTGGATCAATTGGGAAACATTTGTATGATGCTTATGCTTAAACCAGAAAAAAAACAACAGGGATCTCCAAAATGGAACAAGAACAACAGATAAATTGTCCTTACGATTGGGATGCTATGAGTAATAGCTTAAAACAAGCAGACAATGAAGAAGAAGATGAACTCTGTACAGCACCATCGAAACCATCGATTCTTCCGACATCTGACTCCGATTGGGCAGAGTCTGTTATGTCTCCACAGGAACCATGCCCAGAGAAGGAGGATGATCAGTCAGATGATGATTACAATGAACCCGTGGAGGATGTTAGAAGCTCTCTTGACACTTTGGTTCATGTGCCTGATCATTTATCAATTAGAGAGGAAGTCAGATTAATTGGTGATATACAACAGCTCGTCTATGTTCTCACCAATGGTCAGAAGAAAATGGATGTGATGACCAAGGAGGGGAAGAAAATCCTGATATTGAATGATATCAATACCCCTTCTACTAAAAGTAAGGTGCCAATCAGAAAAGAGCGAGCTTTGGATGATGCTGGTTGCATACATCTAGCCAGAGTGGTGCAAGACCTTGGGAAAGGCATCAAGGTCAACAAAATTCTAGGTGGAGTTTCGACACTTACTTGGAGATCCCTCCTCATTGATCCAGATGATATTGATAGATCAAAAGCTTACACATCTGCTGCTTCAGCTTATAAGGCTATAATCAAACTTTCACCCAATTATTCCATTATCAAAGCACGCTATAAATGCCCTTACTAATCCAGAAAAAAAATTAGCAGGGATCAAGATGGACTACTTCCTCCATGGAGGGATATCCATCCATAAAGTCCCTGGCTCTGTTACAAAAGAGGATATTCATTATATAATGATGAAAGTTATAAATGACCTGATACATGACCTTTCCATGCCTCATGATCTTGCTGGAGCTGCAATAGCGCTAATTCTCTCAAATGTGGGGTACCGAGACATGTCCGATGGATCTGTTGAAGGAGAAGGTTACATTCAGGAGGGGGTCAGCTTCACCAAGCCGTCTCAGCACCCAGAACTCTGTAACCGGAATTGGGAGCATTATGGTCACCATTACATCAATCGAGAAGATGGTTCTTTTTTTGAGTACTTCATATTCATGTCTCGCCCGTTGATTTTCATCGGTAAACCCTACATTGAACTTTGGTCTTGCATTACCTTCCCGCATAACTATCATAAGATGACTCTCAGCCCTGATTTGCTTGCCTTGGAGTATGATTTTGCTCATATGATCTGCCACATGTGAAACCTGTTACCTGAAAAAAAGCAACAGGCATCATGAATCTTGATGTAAACTGTGTTATAAGATTTGAGCTACCCAAGCAACTTTTTACTCAGAGTAATCTATTATGTATTGAAGGTGCCTATGTTCGATATGCTCAGCGGAACTATCGTCTTAATCATGATCTATCTGCTATTGTTATTAATACTGCCTTTTCTTGGCTGGATATGTGGCCTAAAAATGATGAGTTGGTTCAATGTTATGCTGTGTTATTCACTGATTTTTTGATCCCTAGACGTCTGAGAGGAAGTCGAGATTATGAAATTGATTGGAGAATTGACAATTTCAACATCAAATTGAAGGAAACCAATGTACCTCTTCATTTACACCTTGGAATCCGCACTCCAATGATGCCTTCTGCAACAATGATATCAGAGGTTTGGGGAAAAAGAGGTCGAAATCCTATGCCCCTGAAGAAGGAATGGTCACTTGCATTTAAGGCAGAAGTTTACAGATGGGATTACATCTTCAATGTGTTACAAGACCCCATTATCTTAAACTGAAAAAAAACAGCAGGGATCAATGGATATCTCTGTAAATCTTAACCTGTCATTTGATATCCCGACCGGGCTGTACTCCAAGGTTGTCTTAGACAGGCTCGAATGGGAAATCATTACATGGTTGAAGGACAATTACAGAGTATCTGTTGAGATCTCTGCCATTGTTATTAATCTACTTTTTGCGCATATTTATCCGATTGGCCCACCTGTTAACCATATCTTAACCCTCCAATCAAAGATCCATGATGTTGTCTCATTTCAAAAAAGGAGTCTCCGCCAGCAATACATAGGCAGGCAAGTGATCAATGCAGATCCCTTCTTCCGTCTGGATGGATACTTTTGTGAAGTGAAAATTCGGGGATTTGTCACTTATCCATCTCCAACAATTGGAAGAAGAATATGGGAATTGTGGTATGGACCTCCTCGTGAGAAAGTGCCAATAACCATGAAGAGAGAAATTGAAGACTCTGCAGAGAAATATAATTGGATGTATCTAATTGAATACTGGTAAACTTGAAAAAAAATAACAGCAATCATGCTGAAACTGTTCAAGAAAAGGTCTTCAAAGACCAGTTCATCATCAGATACACCAAGCTCTCTATGGTCATATGGACAACCACCACCTGATTATGATCAAACTCAGAATTTGTTTTTTAACACCCCTATTGATGAACTTCCTAGTGCCCCTGAGGAACCGTTCAAAGTATATACATTTGATGTTTCTGGTTCTTTAGAAATAATAACCAAAATGGATATTAAAAGCACTGGTGTGATTCTAAATATCCTTGAGGAATTCTTGGATCATTATAATGGGTCAAGTGTTTACAAGTCCATAATTCTGGGGAATGCTTTGATGTTGGGATTCCATCTAAGCCGAAAACAACGGAATGAGTCCATGTATGATTACTCCAGTGAGATATACTTCCCGATTGAGTATAATGTCTCCCCCAATTATGATGTACCAGAAGGAAAATTGAATTATGCTTTTTCTCATCGTTTCAAGAGAGGTAAGCAGGATATTTTCTTAAACTTCTCTGTGAGCCTAAAGAAAACAAACAAAAAGGGAGTTAAGTTTCTGAATTTATACAACAATCCTATGTCCAATAACTCAAATCCACCATACATTGGAGAAGCCATGGATCACCTCCAGCTACCATACAAGTGGGAAGAAGATGAGATTGTATTTCAGTAAATAAAGATGATGAAATACCAGAAAAAAACCAACAGGCAATTCCGCCAAAATGGATAAAATCATTATTTTTCTCGTAATGTTAGTCAAAATGACTCATGGAAACATTCAGCCTATAATCATTTCATCTTTACCTGTTGTAAGTGGCATTTTGAGATTCTCAACTAGGTCTGATATCGTGCGTCAGTCGGTTGATGATGGATTTATGGATAATACTATTATCTTTCCCACTCAATGTGGTCAATGGGGTCCAGTGAGACCGGAAGATCTTCGTTGCCCAACACCACAACAGTCTTCACCTGAAGACAGATTAGTGTTTGAGATGGGTGCTGTTTATCACCCTAATCCCAGTAACAATTACATAGTTAATGGTCATTTATGCCTCAAACAGAGATGGTCATCAATTTGTCAAGAGACCTGGTATTTTTCAACAACAGAATCAAACAAGATTGATGATCTGCCAATAACCGATGCAGAATGCCAAGCAGCTATTGTAGCATTTAAATCTGGTGAAAATCTATCTCCCTTCTTTCCACCCTTTTACTGTTCTTGGGCATCAACGCAAACAAACAGTAAAGATTTTATTATAATAGAACAGCATAATGTTCAAGAAAGTATCTACAATATGACCTTTCTTGATCCCCTCTTTCTTAACGGAGTATGTAATCAGCCGATCTGTAAAACCATCCATCCCGAGTTAATTTGGGTTATGGAAAATGAGAAAAATCGATGGGATCTCTGCAACATTAGGAATTGGGAAGCAGGGACACTTCATAGTGCTATAGAAACCAAGGATGATTCCATGTCAGGACCTTATTCAATAGATAAACATTGGATAAGAAGCTCAATATATGGCATCAGACGACTTCAAGGATCTTGTTTGATGGGGGTTTGTAACAAGTATGGTATTCGATTTGCATCAGGTGAATGGTGGGGACTAGATAATAAGGAAATACTAAAATGGGCTTATCGAAATTTCAAGGTCTGTGGCAAAGGTACAAGGGTGAGTTTTCACCATGATAATCATGATGAGAGAGTCTTAGAAGACCAGTATGTAGCAAGGAGTGTAATGTGTTCAGAAATAATAGGAAGAATATTGGTTAACGAACATGTATCCCCTATGGACTTATCCTTATTAATACCTTCTAATCCTGGTAAAGGGAGAGCTTATAAGATTTATAAAAGAGTTTTAAATAAGGGTCATCATGGAGGTATTGAGATAGAGTATAGGATGGAAAAAGCCGATTGCACCTACCATATCCTTCACAATACAACAAGATCTCTGACAATTGAGGGGCAAGAAATCACCATCGGTGAATGGTTTAACGGTGAATTAATGAAGCTTAATGTCAGCACAAATTTTTCTGTTCCCCAATACATTAAGAATGATACCACTAACCAAAGTAGAGATGGATGGTTCTTTTATTCTTTAAATGGGTACACAAAGTTTTCTGATAAAGTTTACTCTCCGGACTATATGTTGAGTGGACCAGTTGGTGTTTTCAATTACTCCCAAAAAGGGCAACTCTTTCTGGATACTGACCCGCAAATATTACGTGCAAAAGATCAGATGGATCTCTACAAAAAGGTGTATCTCTCAGAATACCATACTAATTCAACGAGTATTGGTGAACAAATTACTCACATCATAAGTCGTGCCAAGAATGCCATCACATCATATTTCTCCCAATTTACAAGTGTTATGTGGTGGATTGTAACTGGAGTATTGAGCCTAATTGCTATCATTCTGATTAAGAGATTTGGTGTAGTAAGCAAAATTAAAAAGATTGCCTTCAAGAATAACAATAAGTCCAACAATAAAAAATCCTCTCAGACCAAGACTGTACATATATATGAAACAATCACTCCTAAAGTTGCTCATGGGAAGGAAGGCAACTATGCAGATTTTATGTAATGAAATTAGATCTAGATTTTGATTTTAAAGGTAAGATAATTGACCCACTTGGCAAAGCATTGGTTGATGGAATAAATAAGGGATTAAGTTTTGATTTCAAAGGTAAAATCTTTGACCCGATCACTAAGTGGTTCACTAACACATTCAATAATATTAAAGATGCTGGTGAACCTATTCTGTATTATCTGAAAGTAGTGGGAATTGTTTTCTTATCAATACTTGCTATTATTATTATAATCAAATTTTTCAAACTATTTGAATTGTTAGGTAAAACATTCAAGTTCATCGGGAAAGGACTAATAATTTTTCTTAAAAAGCTAAAGAGAATACCATTGAAAGATTGTTGTAAGCGTAGACCTAAACCTAAGAGACAGAAGCCTCAAATCTCCACAATATCAGAACAAACTGGTGAAGATTTTCGAACAGTCAAATTAAACCCGATATTCTCCAACCTGCCTTGACAATACTTGAAAAAAATCAACAGAGATAATCATGGAATCAATCCATATCTCTGGTAAAGTAATGATCACATGTCAGAATTATCAATTAGATGCATTGAAAGAATCCTTAGATGAGCATTTGAGATGCTGGATGAAAAGAAACTCCAACATCAAAAATCATCTTGGAAAGTTCGTGAGTGCCCTCTTATTGATGAAATTAACCAGATTTGAGGACTTATTTGCAACTGAATATTGGGGAACTGTGGATGAGGTAGTAATGGTACCCAAAGAGTGGCTGACATATCCAATCTGGATCAGACTCAAGTCTGAGGGAAAACCATCGGATAAATTGCCTATAGACAACATGACTACACAAATTGAAATCAGAAGAACAGATAGGGTCTCAAATCAAACAGTTTATGATTCGCTCTACACCAAATTAAAGCATAACAATTCAAAATGGGCAATGAGTAGATTTATTGATATCACAACAAATAACTCATATTAGTTTCATAAAACCAGAAAAAAAACAGCAGAGATTTGCCATAATGGAAAATCTTGATGATATTGGTGAAGAAAATGATATTAATACAGAAGATTCATCATTTGATGATGAATTACAAATCGACTGGGATGAGATAGTTGACCCTATGGAATTTTTGAACCAATATGATTATAACCTAAATTCTCCCGTGATAAATGAACACCTCCAACATTTGGAATATTATCTTGATAAGAAAACCTATAATCCGATATATTATAAAAAGGTTTGGGACACCATACTCCATGTAATAAATAGACAAGGGAAGTTGATTCAAAATTGTCTCAAAGATAAAGCTTGGAAGTATCACAATTGGATGTTCAACAAAATATTGGGTTGGTACAAACCTAAGAGTCACTCTATTTTTCGGTTGTTTCTCAACAAAAGTGTGTCCAATGCTAAAGAAACAGGAATAATCCTTCAGACTTTTCTCAAAGTTTGGGCCAAAAAAGATGTATCAACTGATGACTTGTATGATCACACCAAATTGGATAATATCCCTGGACAATTCTGGTATTGGGGAGATTTGTTTTTGAGTATACATATTCTGATCTTGCATATGAATGCCACTGGACAACGAGAAAAAACTCAATTAGCAAATACTTTTCATGCTAAAATTGAGCAACTAGCTCATGATTCATATTTCGAATATAAATCACCGATGCTAGGAAAGGTATACATATTTGATGGTTATGCTTATTTAAAAGATGACAACATAATTCTAGACAGAAACATGTTGTTAATGACAAAGGATATCTGTGTATCAAGATTTCAGGTGGCATTGAGCATAGCATTTGGCAGATTTGAGCTTACAGATTCAATTGATCGAATGAATAAACTTCAAATCATCTATGAATATGGTGATCATCATATGTTAGGAAACGAGAACTTGGGTTATGACGGGATCAAATTAATAGAGCCTATTTGCAATCTTCAGTTATGCCACCTAGCAAGACAATATCGGCCAAGAATCCCAATGTTTCTGGATTTTCAAAACCATGTCCAAAAATCTGTAGCAGAAAAGTCAGGAAACACAGATTACTTGCAGAGAATGTATCATCATATTCTAACAGAAAATGATTTGACTCAATTGTTAATCTATTATTCAATCTTTCGGCATTGGGGACACCCTGATATTGAATATCTAGAGGGGTTAGAAAAGTTGCATCAACAGACCACGTGTGAGAAGAATATAGACCATGGATATGCAGAAGCTCTTGCATCAGATCTTGCTTATAAAATTTTGAAAAAGAAGTTTTTTGAGAAGAAGAAATGGTTTATCATTCTAGAGCAACTTCCTCAGAATCACCCTTTAAGAAAACATATTGAGAATAATACATGGCCTAATCAATACCAGATACAAGAATTCGGGGATAATTGGCACAAATTGCCAATAGACAAAGTATTTGACCTACCTGATGTTGTAGATCCAGCATTAATCTATTCTGATAAATCTCACTCACTGAATCGAAGTGATGTCCTGAACCACATCCGGAATAACCCCAATAAAGTAATACCCACCAAAAGGGTTCTCCAAAGTCTATTGGAAAAACCAGAGACAAATTGGAAGGAATTCCTACAGCAAATAAATGATTTTGGATTAGACCTAGAAGACCTTATTATTGGATTAAAAGCAAAAGAAAGGGAAATGAAAAGAATAGGAAGATTTTTTTCATTGATGTCTTGGAAATTACGAGAATACTTTGTTTACACGGAATATTTGATTAAAGAACACTTTGTCCCTCTCTTTAAAGGATTAACAATGGCTGATGACTTGCAAGAGGTTGTGAAAAAGATGTTGGAAAATGTTAGTGGACAAGGATTAAATGATTATAGTTTCATATCTATTGCCAATCATATAGATTATGAAAAATGGAACAATCACCAAAGATATGAATCGAATTGTCATATTTTCAAAGTTATGGGGCAATGCTTTGGATTACCTAATTTGTTCTTGAGGACTCATGAGTTTTTCCAAAAAAGTCTGATTTATTATAATGGTCGGCCAGATCTTATGGTAGTCAATGGTGATACAATTGATAATATTGATCCTACGAGGAGGGTAGTTTGGAATGGACAAGCTGGGGGATTAGAAGGATTAAGACAAAAAGGATGGTCCATTGTTAACCTCTTGGTCATTGAAAGAGAATCAAAAATAAGAAATACTTTAATCAAAGTCTTAGCCCAAGGTGATAATCAAACCATAAGTACTTGTTATGAAATGAACCAAGTAAATAGTGAAGAAGAATTGGATCAGGAGATCAAGAATATAATTAATAATAACAATGCAGTTATGCAAGCAATAAAATCAGGAACAGAGAAACTAGGATTGATAATAAATGAGGATGAGACTATGGTTAGTGCAGATTACCTAAATTATGGTAAAGTCCCTATCTTTAGAGGGATTATCAGAGGATTAGATGCTAAAAGATGGTCTCGTGTTAATTTTGGAAATAATGACCAAGTACCCTCACTAGGATCCCTCCTATCATCTGTGGCAACTAACTCTTTAACGGTATCTCACTTCTCAGACAACCCTATTAACGCAATGGTGTTGCACAATCTTTTTGCAAATTTGACCATTGAATTATTAAAAATTTATAATCCTGCTACAAGATCCCCATTATCACACCACATTCGAGACAGGAATATCCTAGAGTCAAGAGAATTCCGGATTCTATTAATATATTTGGATCCCTCCCTTGGCGGGATAGGAGGAACATCTTTAACAAGGTTCTTAATACGGATGTTTCCAGATCCTGTCACTGAGTCTCTTAGCTTCTGGAAGTTAATTGCTGACAATTGTGAAGATCATGATATTAAGTTTCTTGCAATATCATGTGGTTACCCTAATATAGAACCATTTGAACCACATCATTTAGATAAATTGATTGAAAACCCAGTTGGACTCAACATATCTCGGGGCATATCTGCCACCAACTTACTCAAAAACCAGGTAAGGACAAATTTAATAAATAATAGATCAAGAATTCATAATACTATTATAAGGACTTCATTAGATTATGTTGCAGATGAAGAGGAGAGCTTATATTTATGGGCAAGAACAATAAGACCCCTTTTCCCGAGATTTTTGAGTGAAATGGTGAATGCTACCTATTATGGAATCACCAATTCAATCATTGGATTGTTTCAAAATTCCAGAACTATAAGGAATCAATTTAAGAAAAAATATGCTAAGCGGATAGATGATATAGTGTGCAAATCAGAACTGATTGGAATATCCAATTTGATAAAAATAGTAAAAGGGAAGTATCACTGTTCCCAGTCTGCATGGTCCTGCTCCTCTACTCGAGCAGATGAATTAAGGGAGTTATCATGGAATAATAAGGTCTTAGGGACCACAGTACCACATCCGTTGGAAATGATTCAAGAGGCAACAAACGTTGGAGAAGACTGCAGGAATTGCAGGAATGGCTCAGCTACATACCTATCTGTTCTTGTTCCTAAAGGTTTATCACAATCAAAAACAACAAAAGGACCTTATCCCCCCTACTTGGGTTCAAAGACATCAGAGACAACCTCATTGATTCAACCATGGGAGAAAGAGACAAATATCCCACTCCTCAAAAGAGCTGTTAAATTAAGAACAGCTATATCATGGTTTGTTGATCCATCATCAAAATTGGCTAGTAGCATATTGCATAACCTTCAAGTCCTCACTGGAGAAGATTGGGGAGCTTGCCAGAAAGGATTCAAAAGAACTGGATCTGCATTACATCGGTTTACATGTTCTCGGCAAAGCAATGGAGGATTCAGTGCCTCATCACCAACTGCACTGACTTGGATGATATGTACAACAGATACGATGGAATCTATTAATGATAAAAATTATGACTTTATGTTCCAATCACTTATAATATATTCACAAGCGACAACAAGCTGTATTGTAGAAGGTAGTGGGCAGTCACATAATGTTCATTATCATATCAGCTGTCAAGAGTGCCTAAGAGAGATAACAGAACCTTGGTTAGAAAGTGAATGGGAACTCCAATTACCGAATGTAAGTCATTTAATTAAATCATGGAGGCCCGATCCAGAAGCATCATGGGGTGTTGAAAAAGTTCCATTGAATCTACCAGAAGGAGAATGGGATCAAGTAAGTTCCTCTGATAAATCATATCATATTGGTCACATTATTGGATTCCTATATGTAGATATGTTATTGAGCCATTCAAAACATGTGGAAGATAGCTCTCTTTTTCCTTTGGGCATAAGAGATAAGTTAGAGCCTAGGCCGTTTATGGAGGGAATCTTTGTAGGTATCCAGCGTGCATGCTCCCTTCAGCTCATTCATCGAAGAAATTTGATTGAATTGAAAAAACCCAGAATTGCTCAATGGGGCTTGGCTTTCTATGCAATAGAGTCTTTATCACAATCACCCGGATTCTTATCATTCGTAAGGGATGGTCCTTTATACGTAGAGTTTATGCTCTCTCCGCATAAACTGCCATCTTCTTACCCTCTGAATAATATCGACTTAGGATCCATTGCCCGATCATTTATGAAAAAGATGTTAGTTGATTGGTTTTCAGGGAATTATAAACCTGACCTGAATAAATTGATTTGGTTATTTGCAGATTTGCAGTCACATGATATTGTAGGGTCTAGTGCTTTATCTCTGCAAGCACTTCAGTTGGTTATGACCAAGTCTAAAAGCCCTCATTTCCGTACAGAAGTTAGAAAGTTACAAGAGACATACATCAATATCAAAAATGATGAATGGGGCAATGTAATTGTACCAGACTTATGCAGATTTATTCTTACATCAGACCAAGAGCTAAGGCATGCAGTGAAATATGGACTAGTTAGTAGCAAATTTTCCAAATTGAAAAAACATAATTGGGGAGATGAGTGGACAGGTAACATAACAAAAGTCCAGGTTAGTTATGATCATCACCCTACCCAATCAACTATCAATCAAATTCCGAGGAGATCTTATCCCGGAGTGTCAGCACTCCGATTAAATCAGTTTGCCACAGGGGCACATTACAAAATTAGAGGTCTCATTAAACAACTAAATATCAAATGGAATGCGGCAATTTGTGGAGGAGACGGATCAGGGGGAATTAGTGCATACCTCTGTAGATCGAACCCTTATGGAAAAGTGCTTTTCAACAGTCTTTTAATTATGGATGGTATTGATTTCAAAGGGAGTCACCCTAGTCCTCCATCTGCAATCATCTCTCTCGGATCAGATTGTGAGAGGTGTTTAAACCTTTTCGATGTATGGAAAAACCCAAGTGACTTAAGTTCCGAGAAAACTTGGGAATATTTTTATAAAGAAGGATTAAAACACAATGTTTTGTGGGATCTTTTGGTTTTTGATATGGAAGTTACATCTGAAGAGGTTATTGATAAAATTGAGGAAAATTTGACTAAATGGTCACTGATATTACTAAAGAAAGGGGGTAGTATAATATTCAAATCCTATGTTGGTCGTCTACTCTCTGGAAAAGGCATAATCTCAAAACTAGGTGAACAGTTTACTGAGGTGTTTTGTTGTCAAACTGATGTATCCAGTTCATACACATCTGAAATTTATGTTGTATTTTCCAATTTGATGATAGATAAATGTCCAAAATTATACCCAGATTTACTTCAATTGTCCAGGCATCTAAATAATGCTTATTGTTTCTCAAATCATGATAAGGAACTCAAACGAGCGGTTCGGCTCAATAAAGAAAACTTATTAGAAGGGGTTCCTCTTAGTTTATTGTCGGATTTGACTGTGGACCTTTCAACAGTTCTGACAATTCTAGGTATGGAGTCAGGGTATGCTATGTCTATCGCTAAATCCTGGACCCGGTATAATAACACAAAGAATATAAACTATATAATTGGAACAGTATTACTCATTTGTGAATCAAATTTCCCGATATCTCATTCTACTGAAGATGTAATTCAGGTCCCATCCAATACAAAAGTTTGCAACATTTTAATTGCGGTCACATCCTTATGGATTTGGATAGCTATCATGACAGAGAATTTAGCCCTATATGCAAAAACATATGAAATGGTGAATGAACCTGTGTCTATATATTTTTCAGTAGCAAAAAAAACAGGGAAAAAGGATGTGTTCTACCCAATTTGGAATCTAGAGCCCATACAGAATGGGAAGCGCAAACGAATCCGCATAAGCTCAAAGCAAAGCTTGATGGCTCAGCTAATAAGAATCTGGAGACGTATGTTTGGATGCTCCGGCGGAATCCCAAACACCACACACATTGAGAAATTTGCACAATTCTATAATAAAGGATTAAAAACTAAGCGTGTATTGACTAGCACAGGCATACTTAACTTCTTAACTCATACTTAAGAACATTATAATCAAATATTGAAAAGAAATGAATATAATGTGTATTATGAATATTGGGGACATTAACGAGAAAAAAAGGATCTTTTTCTAGAGACATGTGATTAATTGATTGTCTTCTTTGTCTCCG